CCATAAGGATAAAAACGTACTTTGTATTGCAACAAAGCAGGATACAGCCAAAAACATGGTTACAAAGGTAAAATTCATGTATGAAAATTTACCTTCTTGGCTTAAAGTAGATGCAGATGAAAATAATAAATTAACATTAAGATTAAATAATGGCTCTCAAATCAAAGCAACATCTGCAAGTAGTGATGCTGGTAGATCAGAAGCCGTTTCTCTTCTATTAATTGATGAGGCTGCCTTTATTGATAATATTGGAGAAATATGGGCCTCGGCTCAACAAACATTAGCTACTGGTGGTGGGTGTATTGCTTTATCTACTCCTTATGGTACAGGTAATTGGTTTCACCAAACATGGGTTAGAGCAGAAAATAATGAAAACCAATTTTTACCTATAAAATTACCTTGGTTTGTTCACCCTGAACGTGATCAAGCTTGGAGAGATTCCCAAGATGAATTATTAGGTGATCCTAGAATGGCAGCTCAAGAATGTGACTGTGATTTTAGTACTTCAGGGGATATTGTATTTTATCCTGAGTATATAGATTTTTATGAAAAAACATACATTAAAGATCCATTAGAAAGAAGAGGGGTAGATCAAAATTTATGGATTTGGGAACCAGCTGATTATTCTAGAACTTATATGGTTGTAGCTGATGTAGCTCGTGGTGATGGAAAAGACTATTCAGCGTTTCATATTATAGATGTTGAAAATAATGTTCAAGTAGTTGAATATAAGGGTCAAATTGGTACTAAAGAATATGGAGAATTACTCTATAGAATTGGTATTGAATATAATAATGCTTTAATGGTTGTAGAAAATGCTAATATTGGTTGGGCAACTTTACAGGTTTTAATAGATAGTAATTATCCTAACCTTTATTATTCACCTAAGAGTGGAAATATAACAGCTGATTCGTACTTTGACCAATATATGGATACAAGTAAAATGACTCCAGGTTTTACTACTTCTTCAAGAACAAGACCAATGACAATTGGTAAGTTTCAAGAATATATTAGTGATAAAGGGGTTACTATTCAATCAAAAAGATTAGTAGATGAAATGAAAGTCTTTATTTGGAAGAATGGTAGGGCAGAAGCTCAAATTGGTTACAATGATGACTTGGTTATGTCATTCTCTATTGCTATGTTTATGCGTGATACTGCTTTTAAATTTAGACAACAGGGTATAGATTTAACTAAAGCATCTTTAAACGCAATGAATAAATCAACAACTGCTTATACAGGTGTATATTCTAGAAATAGTGTAGAAAATCCCTATAAGATAGATAACCCTTATGGAGGTAAAGAAGACATTAGTTGGCTTCTTAAATAATATTTATAACGATAACAAAATAAAAAATGGCTGATAAAAGTGTATTTACAAGATTAAAAAGATTATTCTCTACGGATGTTATTATTCGTAATGTAGGAGGTAATCAACTAAAAGTAATTGATACAAACTCAATCCAGCAAGCTGGTGAGCTTGAAACTAATGCTCTTACAGATAGATTTGCTAGGTTATACACTACAAGTCAATACCCATATAATAACTTAGCGTTTAACTATCAAACAATGAGAGTTGAACTTTATGGGGATTATGAAGCCATGGATACTGATGCTATCGTAGCTTCAGCACTTGATATTATTGCTGATGAAAGCACCTTAAAAGATGATATGGGTGAGGTATTAAGTATTAAATCACCAGATGAAGATATCCAAAAAGTATTATATAATTTATTTTATGATGTTCTTAATATTGAATTTAATTTATGGATGTGGGTTCGCCAAATGTGTAAATATGGTGATTTTTTCCTTAAATTAGAAATTGCTGAAAAATATGGTGTTTATAATGTTATTCCTTATACAGCTTATAATATATCAAGAATAGAAGGATCTGATCCTGAAAACCCAAGTCAAATAGTTTTCCAATATGACCCAAATGGGCAAGGTGCTGGAGGTACTTATGGAGGGTATGGTACTGTAGTTGGTTTAGATACTGACAATGGTAATTACATTTATTTTGATAATTATGAAATGGCTCATTTCCGTTTATTAGCAGATGCTAATTACTTACCTTATGGTAGATCATATATTGAACCAGCTCGTAAATTATATAAACAATATTCATTAATGGAGGATGCTATGTTAGTACATAGAATTGTACGTGCTCCTGAAAAACGTATTTATTATATTAATGTTGGAGGTATTCCACCAAACGAAGTAGATGCATTTATGGAAAAAACAGTTTCTAAAATGAAACGTGCCCCATATATTGATGAGCAAACAGGTGATTATAACCTAAAATATAATATGCAGAATATGATGGAGGATTTCTTCATCCCAGTTAGAGGTAATGATTCTGCTACTAAAATTGATACTACAAAAGGTTTAGACTATGATGGTATTGCGGATGTTGAATATTTAAGAGATAAATTATTTGCTGCATTAAAAGTACCTAAAGCATTTTTAGGGTATGATGAAACAACAGAAGGTAAAGCTACATTAGCAGCTGAAGATATTCGTTTTGGTCGTACAATTGACAGAATCCAAAGAATTGTAACATCCGAATTATATAAAATAGCAACAGTACATTTATATACTCAAGGATATACAGGAGAACAATTATCAAATTTTGAATTAACTTTAACTACTCCATCAATTATATACGACCAAGAACGTATAGCATTAATGAAAGAAAAAGTAGATTTAGCTGCTCAAATGATAGAAACTAAATTACTTCCTACAGATTGGATTTATGATAATATCTTTAGATTTAGTGAAAATGAGTATGATGAATACAGAGATCTTATTAGTGAGGATGCTAAACGTAGATTTAGATTAGCCCAAATTGAAGCGGAAGGCAATGACCCAGTTGAAACTGGTAAATCGTATGGTACACCACATGATTTAGCTTCATTATATGGAAAAGGTAGATATGATTCGGATCCAACAAACGTTCCTGATGGTTATGATCAAGGTACTATTGATCCTAAATTAGGTCGCCCAAAAGAAAAAGTTTCAAATCGTAATACCCAAGACAGTGCTTTTGGTAAGGATAGATTAGGTGCTAAGGGAATGAAGAAAGATATGAATGAACCAAAATCTTCTTATAAAGGTAAATCACCTTTAGCATTAGAAACATTACTAAGTAAAGTTCCTATTAGTACTAAAAAATTAGTATTTGAAAATGATAACAAAGGAGAGTCGCTTCTTGATGAATCTAATATTAAGGAACAATAATCTCTATATATTTATAATTAAACCCTCTTAAGGAATGAAGTTTAAACATTCAAAATATAAAAATACAGGTATTCTATTTGAGTTACTTGTCCGACAAATTACAGCTGATACATTATCAGGTAAAAACTCACCAGCTACGGGGATTATGAAAAAATATTTTGTAAAATCCGAACTGTCTAAAGAATATAAACTTTATGAAATTCTATTTAAAAAGGTAGGATTAACAGAAGGTAAAGCTGATATGGTTGTTTCTACTCTTTTAGAATCATCTAAAAAACTAAATAAATCTTCTTTAAAGAGAGAAAAATATAATTTAATTAATGAAATAAAAAAACATTATAATTTAAATGAGTTTTTTAAAACTAAACTCCCACATTATAAAGTTCAAGCTTCATTATATTTGTTAATGGAAATTTATAATCATAATAAATTATCAAATCCTACAACTATTATAGATCATAAGGTTACTTTATTAGAACACCTCACATCTCAATCTATTGATAAAAATCAAGTTAAAGATAATTTAATAGAAGAGTTTAAGTCATACGATAAAGATCTTCGTATATTAACTTATAGAGTATTATTAGAAAAATTTAATGGTAAATATGATGCATTAAACACTCAACAAAAAATAGTACTTAAAGAATTTATTGAATCCGTTGACTCAAACCCAGCATTAAAAGAATTTTATAATTCTAAAGTTAATGAAATAAAAACAACACTTTTAGAACTTAATAAAGGTGTGAAAAATAAAACAACTCAAATAAAATTAAAAGAAACTATAAACATCATTGTTGAGGCAGATAAAAATGCAAAAATAAATGATAACCATTTAGTTAATTTGTTGCAATATTATTCACTAATAGAAGAATTACAAAAAGCAAATGGGTAAATTAAAGTATAAACTTAAAGAGGCCCCCCAACCACCTGCTATAAAAGGTGCTAAAGTTGGAGATGTTAGAATTGATAATGGGGTAAAATCAACTGTAACCAATATAGATTCAGAAACTGGCGCTATTTCTTGGGATGTTGATTATATCCCCGATGTAGGAGAATTAGTAAAAGATGCTAATGAATTAGCAAAAACCTCTAAAGAAGTTGCTGTTAAGGCTAAAAATGATTCTAAATTTAGAGACATTTATGATGACGTTAAATTATTAAGAAATAAAATT